TTCCACTTCCTTGTAATGGAACTCTTATTAAAGGATTATCTCCACCACCGAATACATTTGTATTAAATAATGCATCTCCAAACTTTGAAGGTGGATTAATAACTCCTAAATCAAATAAATTTGTTGGTTGTGGTACATTTGTATTACCATAATCAAATCTAACTTGCACATCTGGTTCTGTTATACCTTCAGAACTTGCTGATACTCTAATATAATGTAAAGTTTTTAATGTTCCTAAATCACCATAATCATAGTTAGGTGTTTCAAATCTAGCTAATATATTACTGCCATCAAAACTATTTCCTGTATCATGTTGATAAACAAAACCATTTGTATCTCCATGATAATATTGTTCTATATTATTATTATCAAATCCTGAACCTATAGCAGTAACTTCTAATCCTCTTGTTTCTGACCATTGAAATCCATCTGGTCTTAATGTTCCTATAATTCCTTTTTGTTGTGTTTGTTCTAAACTTGTATCTGTATAAAATAATCTGTATTGTGATTTTTCTCGTAATACAACACTATTTATTACAAATGAATTTATGTTTTCTGCTAAGTTTGTTACTAAAGGTTGTATAGCTTTACTAACTGTACCTAACTCGACATCTCCGATTCTTGCAGTACCGGCAACTGTTCTTAATCCATCTGGTGCTAAAAATATTAAGTCACCACCAATCTCTTGAATACTATAGCCACTTAAACAGCCAACATTCTTTGTAACAGGTACTATAGCTATGCTACTTGAATCATTTATATTTATTAATTTAAATATACTGTTTGTACAAAATATAAATAACTCATTACGGAATCCTCTGATTCCTTCTATCTGGTCTTCTACTACTATAGAACCTGAACCAGTACCACTAAAGCTTGTAGGGTCTAATGTAGCACTAAAAAATATAGTACTTAAATTATCTTCAACTCCTGCAGCTATTAAATGTTTATCGTGAGTTGTAACATATTTAACACCCTTTGTTCCTGTTACAGTTATTTCTTCTGCAAAGAATGTTCTAGATGTTAATACTCCTGTACCCTCCATTCTAAATATGTAAGGTTTGTTAGCACCATCAGCTATAATAACTTGACCATAATCAAATGTAGCTCCATCAAATAATGTAAACTGACATTGACCTTGTGAAGTTCTTGTTAGTGTACTTCTACCTGTAAAAGTGCTATAATTATCACCACTACTTGATACAGAACTTCTACCTATATTTACCCAAGTTTGTCCATCATTACTAAAAAATATTCCTGTACCTGCAGTAGCTATTACACCATCTGCATAAGGAAATACACCTAGTATATTTGTTGTACCACCTGTAGGTTGTGTAGCATTTGTAGTACCAAACTTTTGATACCCATTAATTCTTCTATAGCCACCCTCTGTAGAAACCTCAAAGTTTCTTAAGTCTTTTGCAACTCCGGGAGTTTTAAGTAAATCAATTACATTAGATGATTCTACTAAACCTCCATTTACTGCGACTGTATAAGGTTGACTTATTGCCATACTTAACTATTATCTGTTATATATGTTTTACCAGTTGTAATAGCAGTAGTATAAGATGTTTTGTCATCTGAACTACCTTTAACATCTGGAGTGTCATCATCACTATTAACAGGTGCATATTCTAAAATAATTTCTAAATGGTCTACATTTCTTTGTACTATTTCATTTATTTCAGCTTGTGTAAAAGTTCCTGCTATTGCGTTACCATCTAAATCAGTTTTACCTCCTGCGTATACTGATTTATTACCATTAGTCTTAATGTCGTTAATAACTGTAACGCTATCTGTTGCTGCTGTTAATACTTCTGATACTGTTGGTGTTGACATATTATTCTCCTTTGTTTAATTTATCTTTTAATTTATTTATTTCTGTAGAAAGTTCTTGTACTGCTTTTATCAATGGAAATACAAACATTTCTTCTGAAATTTGTTCTATTCCCTTATTTGAATCCACTGACCAACCAGCAAAAGTATTCACACCTGCTTTATCAAGTGCTGCTTTTACATCTTGTGCAATCATACCATGTTGTAAATTTTCGGTATCTTTTTCAAATTTATCTCTAAGTTCTGCATCTACATCTTTTTGTTTTTTCCAATTATAAGTAACTGGTCTTAAATCATTTATAAAAGATAAACCTAAAGTATCCTCATTTACATTTTCTTTTAATCTGCCATCAGAACTATGTGACCATGTAGCATTTGAAGTAAATGTATTGCTAATAAAATTACCACCAGAACCAATAAATATTGAGTTATCTGTTGTATTAGTAACTCCAAAACCTATGGTATGTCTTGATTGTGCATCTGCTGCATTAACTTGGTTTTCAGTGCCTAGGTTAGCACAATAATCACCACTTGTTAAATTAGTGTAAGAACTTTCACCAACACTAACACAATTAGTTGCTGTAGTTGCAGCACCTAAAGCATGGTATCCAACACCTGTGTTATCTGTTCCACTAGTCAAATTATCCATTGCATGTGAACCAACAGCAGTATTAAAACCTCCTGTTGAAGATAATAAAGCACTTCTTCCTACTGCTACGTTTTCTGATGAAGTTGTATTACTTGCTAATGCTCCACCACCAATAGCTGTGTTGTTAGCACCTGTAGTATTTGATTCCATAGCTTCGTTACCAACACCAGTGTTTACACTACCAGTTGTATTAACACCTAATGCATCAAATCCAACAGCTACATTATTTGATGCTGTTGTATTAGCATCTAAAGCTTCTCTACCCATAGCAACATTATAAGTTCCTGTTGTTATAGAAGTCATAGCTTGATTTCCAACAGCAGTATTATTTGTTCCTGTTGTTAAATTTTGCATTGCTACATAACCAATAGCAGTATTTGCACCACCAGTAGTACAATTAGTTAATGCAGCAAAACCAACAGCAGTATTTTCACTAGCTGTCGTACTTGTAAATAAAGCACCATGTCCAACAGCAGTGCTATTATTACCAGTAGTATTAGCACCTAAAGAGTGCATACCTACTGCTACGAGATTAGCACCAGTAGTATTAGCATCTAAAGCACTAGAACCAACTGCTGTATTTTCAGCACCTGTTGTATTAGCTTCAAGTGCAGCTTTTCCAACTGCAGTATTTGATGAAGCTGTTGTATTAGCACTTAATGCCTGTACTCCAACTGCTGTGTTTGAAGCACCTGTGGTATTTGCATCTAAAGCTAATGCACCAACAGCAGTGTTTGTATTACCAGTTGTGTTTGATTTTAAAGAGTCTTTGCCCACTCCTGTATTAAAATCGCCAGTAGTATTTGATTGTAATGAATCAGTACCAACAGCTACACCTGAACCTCCTGTAGTATTAGCACCAAGAGCAGATGTTCCAACAGCAGTGTTGTTTGAAGCAGTCGTATTAGCATCTAGTGCTTGACCACCAACAGCTACATTAGAAGCACCTGTAGTATTAACATTTAAAGCATTTCTACCTATAGCAGTATTAAAAGTCGCTGTAGTATTAGCACTTAATGACCCAGAACCCAATGCTGTGTTATAACTACCTGTAGTATTAGCATCTGTTGATGCTGCTCCAACTGCAACATTTTCTGTGCCTGTGGTATTAGAACCTAAAGCATTATTACCTATACCTACATTACTATCAGCAGTCGTATTAGCATCTAATGCACCTTTACCAATTGCTATGTTTTCTGCACCTGTGGTGTTTACTAACAAAGCATTATAACCAATTGCTACGTTGTTTGCTGCTGTGGTATTAGCTGATAATGCAGAATATCCCATAGCTACATTATTTGCACCTTCAGTATTTGCATCTAAAGCATAGTTACCTGTTGCTACATTAAAAGCACCTGTTGTATTACTACCTAATGTTAAAAATCCTATAGCAGTATTGTTTGATGCAGTAGTGTTAGCTGTTAAAGCATTTGAACCAATAGCAGTATTTTCTGCTCCAGTTGTATTAGCATCTAAAGTGTCATGTCCTATTGCTGTATTGTTATTAGCTGTAGTGTTTGCTCCTAAAGCATCTTTACCAATAGCTACATTACCTGCACCACTTGTTAAAGCAGCAAAAACACTATCACCAAAACCTGTATTGTTAGAAGCACTTGATAAAGTTCCTGTACTTGCGTTTTGACTAATTAAAATACTGTCAGTAAAGTTTGTAGCATCGGCTAACACTCCTATTTCTAATAATTCATTTGTTACTTTTGTTAATGCCATCTATATCTCCTAAAAATATGTTCTATCATCTGTCATGTATTTAGGCGTTGGATTCATAAGATTTGATTTCATGTATCTCATTGCTTTCTTATAATCATCTAATGCAAAAGCTGCCTGTTGTGGACTTTCTTTAAACTGCCATACATAGTATCTAGTCCTTGCAG